AGAAGTTGAGTGGTTGGATCGTGAAACAAGAACAGGAAGGCCAGTTCAAGACTTGTGCTCTGATGCAATAGAGCTTTATGAGAGAATGATTGAGTCTGGAGTTGCTCCAGAACAGGCTAGAATGATTTTGCCACAGAATATGATGACCGAGTGGTACTGGTCCGGAAGTTTATATGCGTTTGCTCGTGTTTGTAATCTTCGATGTAAAGATGATGCACAAGAGGAAACACAAGAAATTGCTTGGATGATTGACGAAATTGCCAGAGAGAAATTTCCAGCTAGTTGGGCAGCATTAAGAACGTAAAAATGATAAATAAAGATACTAGTAAAGTTATTTGCTTAGGAAACGGGGAATCTCGGATAGGTTTAGACCTCCCGGATCTTCAGCAAAAAGTAGTAGTTTATGGTTGTAATGCTCTTTATAGAGATTTTACACCAGACTATTTGGTTTGTTGTGATATTGAAATGTCACATGAAATCTATAGGTCAGGCTACTGTCAAGATAATGTAGTATATTTTAGAGATTGGAGTAGATTGCCAGAAGAGGCATACGAACAACTAGTAACTCCATCTCATATATCCCAACAGGACATTGTTGATTTAGAGTCCTTTATTCATGAAAGTCCTCGGGTTGAAGGTTGGAATGAATTTGTAATGAGCGGTCAAGATTTGGATCGCTTGAGACAAATCCGAGAAGATTATTTAACCAGAGTCCGTGAAAACGGAGTGGACGTACATCCATCAAACATCGATATTGTTTTAGGAGATAAACGTGCAGGCCTATGGATTACATGGGTAGCACCAGAAGATAAAGTAAGAAAGACAGAATCATTACCCGGCAATTCGGACTATAGCTTTTGTTCAGGCGCTTTATGCAATCTCTTTGCATCTCTTGAAGAAACCACAAAAGAGTTATATCTTGTAGGTATGGATTTATATTCCGAAACGGAGAACGTAAACAATGTGTATAAGGGAACAGACTGCTACATTAAAGAAGATGGTGGAATGATACCTCCAGAAAACTGGATTAAACAACACCAACTTGTATTTGAAAAGTTCCCACACATACAGTATTACAAAGTTAATCCAAAATCAATAAAAGACTTTGATAGGATTAATCGAGTAATCGAGGAATGGGAAGGCATTCCAAACCTCAACTACATTACACACGAAGAAATGTACGAGAGGATCAACACATAACCAAAGGAGGTTAACATGGCTGATGTAATAGCTAATGTAAAGGGCTGGATCAATAAGATTTCTGAAGTTGCAGTAAGTCTTATCGCTCTAGCAGTAGTACTTCAGGTACTTTTCGGATCAGATATGATCTTTCTACCCGTAGATGTCATCGGGAATATCACTGGCCTAGTGGCATCGCTAGGCAGCCAGGGACTAGTTGGTTTAGTCGCTCTTGGCGTCATTTATTGGATCTTTACAAAACGAGACTAATAAGTATGACTAAGGTATTGGGGGGAGTGGCCACTTCCCCCTTTACCATCCTTTATTGTGACTGCTAATCAAGAAATATTATTAGAATGTATAGCAGAAGCTAAGAAAAGAATTGAATATTATGAGATGTTGCATCGTGGATTATGGCAAGTTATCTTTCGACCTGATGCAACAGATGAAATAGAAAAAGAAAAAATTTATATTGAAGAACTTGAACAGATGTTGCACGAATTGAGATTGTCAGAATGAAAAATATTATTTCTATCACTGATATCATTGAGAATAAAGTTCGCAAAGAAAAGCAACTTGAAGAATATCATGCACAACTTGACGAACTGAAACGAAAAAAGTTTTGGTTGGAAAAAGAAATTCAAATGGCAGAGTTTATCATTTCTGCCGTCCGTAACGAAATTACTCCTCAAGCCTTTGTATCTGCTCTTATTGAAGCAGAGATTGGAAAAACAGATGATGAGGATGAAAACTCTTGACAGAAACAAAAATACATGATATACTAAATAGTATTGATAGGCGCCGATACAGTCTATCAACTATACATTTAACATACGATAATACGGAGAATATAAGATATGTCTTTTGCAGACCTAAAGAGCAAGTCAGGCTCATTTGAAAAACTACAAACCGAACTGAATAAGTTACAATCCACCACAGGCAGTTCATCATTTGAAGATACTCGTCTTTGGAAACCAGACCTTGACAAAACCGGTAACGGTTATGCAGTCATTCGATTTCTACCACAACCAGAAGGAGAGGATCTTCCTTGGGCTCGTGTTTGGAGTCATGCGTTTAATGGTCCCGGTGGTTGGTACATTGAGAACTCACTAACCACACTAGGCAAGAACGATCCGGTATCTGAGTACAATACTGAACTCTGGAATAGCGGAACGGAATCCGATAAGGAAATTGCCCGAAAGCAAAAGCGAGTTCTAAAGTATTACTCCAACATTCTTGTTGTGAGTGATCCAAAGCACCCAGAGAATGATGGCACAGTCCGGTTGTTCCGTTTTGGTAAGAAAATCTTTGATAAGATTACCGAAGCCATGAATCCAGCATTTGATGACGAACAGCCTTTGAATCCATTTGATCTTTGGCAAGGTGCAAACTTCAAACTCAAAATTCGTAAGGTGGACGGATATTGGAACTATGATAAGTCCGAGTTTGATTCTCCTTCAGCGGTTTTTGATGGTGATGATGCTCGCCTTGAAAAACTTTATAATGAGAAGTTACATAGTCTACAAGAGTTTTTGGCACCAAGTAACTTCAAGACGTATGATGAACTGAAGGAAAAACTGAACAAGGTTCTTACAGGAACTTCTGTATCAGGAACTGTTGAGTCTTATGCATCTAAGTCACGACCACCAGTTGAGGAAACATTTTCTGTAGAGAATGTTGCTGAAAGTGTGTCAAATGACGATGATGATACTTTGGACTATTTTGCTAAACTAGCAGAAGCATAATAGTCATTTAGACAAAACCCCGCTTCGGCGGGGTTTTTTTATTTCATACCTAGAGTTTTTTCCGTCCAGACACTAAACTCCCATCCTTGTTTTTCACAAAAGTTCTTTGCCGCTTCCCATTTAGCAGTATTTCTTCCATATTCACGAACTTCATATAGATAACCTTTAGTTACTTTTTTACCTTTTGTTGGAGGTTTAGTTTGTTTCTCTGGTTTGACTTCAATTAGCCATATTCTATGTTCTGGGCCGTGTTTTACTTTTACCCAAAAGTCTGGATAATAACGATGAACTTTTCCGTCTAAAGGAGAGACATAAGGAATTGCTATTTCTTCACTAGCCCATTCCAACACGTTTACGTTATTATCAAAGTAACGCATACAGTGCCTTTCCCACATGGAACGATAGATGATATTCCGTGGATTCCCTTTATACTTGTCAGGTTCGTTAGGAACAAACCTTCCTTTGTATGGCTTTCGTTTAGTATAATTCTTTTTTTCCATATAAATAGTTATACTATTTAGAGGACCATGTATGGGATTTATCAATAAAAATCTACTTAGCTCAGTTGCTAATGGTGTTGTTAATAATGCAGTTAACGGAGCAGTAAATGGATATAGCGGAGGTATTGTATCCTATCAAAATGGTAAGTTTTATCCCACACCTGGTCATCCAGTAGCAACAGTTGCAAATGCTGCCATTGACATTGCAAATGGAGGTGATCCAGCCGCAGCAGTTAAAGCAGCAGCAATTACTTCTACAAGATCATATCTTCAAACTCAAGGAATTCCTCCTGATCTTATTGATGCGGGACTAGAATCAGTACAAACGGGCAATTTATCTTCTGTAGAAGCTGCAGCTATGGAAGATGTCATAGGTCCGGGAGGTTTGTCTTCCATAGGGCTAGATGCATTTGGAGGACCTGGTAGTCAAGTAAGTTCAATTCCATATGATGCAAACGAATTCATGGGACTTGGAGGAGGAGTTGGTCAGTATCCAGGAGATTTAGAAACATCTCATCCAACTTGGATGGAAATTTGGTCCTACAAGAGAACGGGTATAGCTGTGGGAAATAATCATTCAGAAAATTCATTTACTCTTTCTCCTGTACAGGGTATAAGTAATATTTGTTTACCCATTCCTACAGGAGTAGGTACGGCTTATGGACATTCTTGGGACGAAGGTGATGTTAGTATGATGAATGAACTTGTGGCAGGAACGGCTGGACAAATAATGCAAGATGCAGCTGATGGCATTTCTACTTCAGGTGTGGTGGAATCTATTAAACAAAGAGTTTCTGAAGGTTTAGGAGATAGTACTTTACCAGCTACAGCCTTAATTGCTGCAGGTGACGTTTTGGGTTCAGCAGCTGTCCAAGGAGCTACAGGTAGAGCCGCGTTCAACAATGTCTTGGTAAATTATTCAGGTCCTCAGTTTCGTACCTTTGAATATTCTTTTTCTTTTAAACCAACGCATCAGGGAGAACAACGAGCTGTTCAGAATATAATAAAGTTCTTAAAGATAGGTCAGGCTCCAGATTTACGGAATCCTGGTCAATTAGGTAGATTGTATGAAATACCGTTATTCTTTAAAATTAAATATATGTCTCCTTCTGGCGAATTAGCACAAATGAATAAAATTGGATTTTGTGCATTAACAGGGTTAAGTGTCAAATATGGTGGAGATAGATTTCAAACTTTTGCCACAGATAATTCTCCTGTACAGACAGATATTAGTATGTCTTTTAAAGAAGTTCAGTTACTTGACAGAAAGGCAATAATGCAGGGATATTAATTATGTCTTATTATTTTAACAGTTTATATCCAACAATAAACTATGATCCAACAGGAAATGGAGTTACTAAGGAAATACAAGATATACTCATTAGGGTTATTGCAAGATCGGGTGTTATTGAAAGAAAAACAGGTGTTACAAAATACACCGTTAAAGATGGAGATAGTCCAGAACTATTGGCCAACAGACTATATGGTTCTCCAAAATATTATTGGGTAATATTACTCGTAAATAAAATTTATGATAGATACTACGAGTGGCCAATGTCAACTAATGTATTAAACAAATACATTTTAGACAAATATTCGGACCCAAATGCAATACATCACCATGAAATAGCTCAGTCTTCTGGTGATAGTAATGTTATGATAACCGTTGAATTAGCTGATGAACCTACAGCAACTCCGATCACAAATTTTGAGTATGAAGAAAAATTGAATGAAAAACGTAAAAGAATCAGCCTATTAAATCCAGCATATCTTTCTCAATTTGAAACTGAATATCTTTCTCTTATTAAAGAATTTGTTTTATGAATATTTACGATGCGCTAGATGAAATTGGATCTGCAAATCTTCCTGGAGTTCGTCCAGGAGGATTTAAAATAAAAGTCGCAGAAATTCATCATGGCCCAGGAAATCAATATCCAATTGGTCCTCTAATCACAGAAATACAAATTTTTGAAGATATAGAGAGAGTAGGTGTGACGGGCCACATCAGTTTACACGATAACGTAAACTTATTTCAGGCAGGACCAATTATAGGTCATGAGTTATTATATCTTCAATTGGAAACTAATGGGGCAAGCGAGGTTGGTATTCCTGAATTTGGATTAGATTTTACCACACATCCACTTTTTATATACAAAGTTGAAAATATGACTGCGGCTAATGAAGGCGGAGGACCAACTGCTTGGTTGGATTATCGTCTTCATTTTTGTTCTCCAGAAATGTTAAAAAATGGAAGAATTCGAGTTTCTAAAGCATATCAGGGAACTTTAGATACTATGGTCGAGAGCGTTCTAAAGAAAGAAATACAAACATATAAACCAATTTTAAAACA